GGAACAATATGATTTTTTATGATAATCTGTAGTTACTGGTGGGCCATTTTCACCAACTTTCCAACCAGCTGATTGATAAGCTGTATTTCCCCAACCACTAGTAGTAGCTACAGGAAAATAAAATAGTCTTAACAGATATTGAAACAAATTCAGCAATCTGTCATGATTTAAGAGAAAATTATTTGTTTAAATTATCTAAAAAAAGATCAGGACACCCTTATGTTGGTATAGGAAGAATGGTTGTTTTTTTAATTTTATTAAGTTCTTCTAACCTTTTTTCATATTCGGCTTCCCAACGTTTCAATTCTTCATTATTCATTTTATTGTTTTTTAAAAAAGAGTAGTTTGTTTAGGTTCTAAAATATCAATTATTTTATTAACCTCTTTAATATAAAAAGAATAATCTATTTTATAATCATTCATATCTTTTTCTATATATTTATTAAATATTTCAACTTCATAACCTTTATTTATTATTTCTGATGACTGTTTGGTATATTGTTTAACAAATTTTTTACCAGATTTTGATATATAATATCTGACATTTTTTTGTTGTTTTTCAATAGTTATTTCAGAACTATTACGAGATATATAATGAATTTCTCCATAACTATCTCTACCAAATTTTTGTCTACCACAGAAATCATAAATATTATTATGATTCAATATTGTTTCTTTTACAGATTTATTGTTAATAAAATATTCAGATAGGGCTAAAGGAATAATACGAAAGCTATTATCTTTATGATAAGCAGGTTCATTTCCCACAACTTTATCAATTTCAAATGCACCTTTGTATTTTGTTTTACCTTTAGTTGTTACTGCTGAGTAATTATTAACATCTCTAATAATCATTTTAGAATATTCTACATATTCTAATTCCAAATTAGTTTTTAATTCCCATTCTTTACATAATCTATAATATAAATCTTGTTCAGATCTAGGAATTCTAACAGTTATACCATCTGTATTAGCTTGAATCATTGTAATATTTCTAATATTGTCTACTAATGATTCTGATAACATAGTTAATAATAACTGTCCATTGATTGTTGTTGCCATAGTATATTGTGGATCATATAGAAAACTATATTTATCATTTGACTTACCATATACACTATTAGCTGATAACTTTAAAGCATCTGAAATTGACATTTCACCAGCTTTCTTTGCTCTTATTCTTTCTTGAACTATATCTTTATCATATAGATCAATAAATGTTTCTCCTAAATGTTCAACAAAAAGTCTATTTTTAATTGCAGCATTTGGATATAATGATACTACATCAGCATCAATCATAATATATTCTTCATTAGAAGTATATACTCCTGATTTTATACAACCATGAATACCACCAGTACCGTAATCATATTGAAATCCTTTATATAATACTGATTTTTTAAAAGCATTTTTGGTTTGTTTTATTTCTACACCTTTAAAATATTCTAATAATTCATTAAATTCTTTAGATTTAAAATCAATATAATCAAATATTATATCTTTAACATATATACAAGATCTTTCAGTTCTTAGTTTTTTTATATCATAAGGATTTAAATTTAATTCATCACAATATAATTTTAATAACAAAGCTTCACCAATCTTACTATCACTATAATTTATACAGTTTAATCCATATTTAGATTTAATAGATTTTCTTAAATCTATTTTGTCTTTAGATTTTTTATAAAATTCATAAGTAGCTAGTACATCATTAAGATTATAATCTAAAATCATTTCAACTTCTTCTAAGCTAACATTTTTATTAGAGTGATCTATTGGCATATCCATTACATTTGGATAGTTCATAGAGATCTCTAATGCTTTCAAAGAAGTCATTCTAGCTTTATTATTATAATGCCAAATTCTAAATAAATCTAATTGAGGTATAATTACATCTTTATCTCTTATTACTGCTGAAACTTGAGGATTATTTTGATTTTGTATCTCAATAATTCTTTGTGCTTCTTTATATATTAAAGTAATAATTTCTTTTTTAGTATACCATTGAGGAGTCCATTTTTTATAATTTAATAAAATATAATGTAATATAGGATAATCAAATCCTATATTATTAAATCCTATTAATCCACTTAAACTATTTAAATGATTTACCAATTCTAATAATTCAAATCTATCTTTGTGTAATACAAATTGATTTACTTTATTAGTATTAATATCATATCCTGTATAAGTAAAACAAGAAGCTAAAGTTTCTAAATCATAAATCTCAATCTTGTTCATCAGTACCTACAAAAAATACTTGTTGATCTGGTGATGGTGTATCTGTTAAAAGATTATCTACAATATAGTCTTCTAATTCATCAATAGACCATCTATATCCATTTAATGTAACTGTAAATATTCCACTAATTTCAGCATATCTAAGATTAGGTAAACTAGTAGTCATAATTGGTTGAATTCCTGTAGAAACACTATTTTGTGGTATAAGTATTGGTATTAAATCATTAACATAATTTTCAATAAGTGCAGAAATTAACAATTCATTTGTACTAATAGGATGAGGTACAGCATTAACCGTTGTTGTACCAAATTGCATATTAGCAATCGTTTCTTGTATTTGTTCATAAAGATTATTTGGTTTTTTTAATGAAAAAAATTCTTTATGTTTATCAGGTAATAAATCATATAATTCACCATCAATTATTTCTGCTTTGTATATTGCGTTTGGTATTTCTTTTAAATAATAATATATTTTTTTTCTCTCGCTCATATCTTTCTGTTTTTAATTAAAGGTAGATACTTTTACATATCTACCTTTATTGTTTTTTAAATTAATTCTTTTGCAACCTCTACAAAGATTTTACCAATAACATGACTGTCATTAGTTTCAACTTTATTTAAAGGATGTTTTAATGCTCTACCACTTGCAATTGCTCTACCTTTTTTCTTAGTAAAGTTATCTTTTGGTGAACATTCAGATTTTCCAAAGAATAGTACATTATCTACAAGTACTCCTGCAATTGTAACTCTTCTTTCTTCAGGTTGATTTTTCCACTGTACTGTTTTACTTCCATATAGGAAATAGGTTTTATTATCGCTCATTTTTATTATTTATTTAATTGTTTATAATACTTTTTCAATTTCTTCTACTATTCCAGTAATTAATCTTACAGGATTCTCAGTATATCCACCTACTAAATTATAATATCTTATATTAGCTGATGCAAATTCACTTTGTAAGTCTTTTAAAGATTCTTTACTATCAATAGTAATTTGAACATTTAATATAACTGGTTTAAATACAGCAATATCATCTTTCCTTGTTACTTTTGTTATAATTCCCATTATTTTGTAATATTTAAAGCATTATTGCTTAGTCTTCTATTAATTAATTCTTTTGTTTCACTATTATATGAGCCATATATAGAATGAACTCTTCTTTTAACAGTGTGACACCAACTATGTCCTAAAAATGGATATTTATAAGTATGATCAATTACATTTTCATGATAATTAAACACAACAGCTTTATAAGCATGTACATAAGTTATATTAGGAAAATAACTTTTAGCTAGTAAATAAAAATCTTCTATACTTCTTGCTCCTCCTGTATGTTGTAAATAATATTTATCATTTCTAAACCAATAAGTTGGATATTTTTGTTCATAAAATAAGTAATATAATATATCACCTAAAGATGAAATTACAACATCTTTTGCAAATACTAATTCACTTTTTCTTGATTTATCTAATTTTTCTTGTTTTTCTTCAAAATTCATTATACTATTTTTATTAATATTATTATTGCTAATGGGTTTTTGTTTATAAAGTTAGGTATCATAATACAATTTCAGTATCGGGTAAAGTAATTCTTACTAATACTCTGTTAATATTTCTGCTTGAAGGTAAACTTTCATGAATAAACTGAGAATTACTTAAATAAAGAGTATTAGGTTTTAATATAAAACTTTTTAATTTATTTAATTTATCAGTTAATTTAGAAGCATCCCCACCAACGCCAACATTACCATTTATTTTACCTAACCATCCTTTACATAAAGAATGAGTGCTAATTATTAACATACCTCCTAAATTGGAACAATATGATTTTTTATGATAATCTGTAGTTACTGGTGGGCCATTTTCACCAACTTTCCAACCAGCTGATTGATAAGCTGTATTTCCCCAACCACTAGTAGTAGCTACAGGAAAATAA